GAGAGACATTCGTAAAGTCGATGACCGTCTCAGACTCATGGAAAAGAAAATGTGGAGCATATTTGGTGCTCTTTCTATTATTTCTTTCCTCGTGTCTCCAGTCGGACAAAAAATAGTAGGACCTGTGTTGACAGGTAACACACAAAGTAGTATTATAGAAAGGCAATAATCTAAACCTTTGAGTGATTGACAAATTTTACGTCAATTTAATATCTGCAAGACTTGATAAGTTTAAGCAGGTACGAGATGGCGTGTACAATTTTAGGTGTCCTTACTGTGGAGATTCACAGAAGCACAAAAACAAATCTAGAGGTTATTTCTTCACAAAGAAAAGTGGTTTAGTTTATAAGTGCCACAACTGTGGTGTAGGTAGATCTTTTGGTAACTTTTTGAAAGACCATTGTAGTGATATCTATGACGAATATGTCATGGAAAGATACAAATCAGGTCTTACTGGTAAGGGTAGAAATGTCGCTGATCCAGTTTTCAAAACAGAAAAACCTAAGTTCAAAAAAAATTTAGAGTTGGAAAATATTGCATCTCTAAATAGAAAGCACCCTGCAATAAAATATCTTCAAAGTAGAAAAATACCTGAGGAATGTTTCTCTAGTCTTTATCATGCTGAAGAGTTTTGTACGTGGGTGAATAAACAAAAACCTACATTTGAAAATGTCAAGAAAGATCACCCTAGAATTATTCTACCCTTCATCGATGAACAAGGAGAATGGTTTGGATTTCAAGGTAGATCTTATGGTTTGAATGATAGAATGAGATACATAACTATCATGCTTGACGAAGATAGATCTAAAGTATTTGGACTTAATACAGTTGACTTTAACAAAACAGTTTATGTAACGGAAGGACCGTTTGATAGTCTGTTTATAGATAACGCTATTGCTATGGCAGGTGCTGACATTGATTGGAACTTGCTTGATGGTAAAGATGTTGTCTTTGTTTTTGACAATGAAAAAAGGAACAAAGAAATTGTAGATCGTATGTCTCGTGCCATACAAAAAGGACATGAGGCAGTTATTTGGCCAACTAATTTAAAAGAAAAAGATTTGAATGACATGTATCTTACTGGACACAACGTGCAAAGTCTGGTAGAATTTAACACCTATGAAGGTCTTGAAGCACAAGTAAAACTCACTGAATGGAAAAAGGTATGACCCCGAAAGAAATCAACGTCATTAAGAGAGATGGAACTAAAACACCTCTTGACCTTGATAAAGTTCACCGCATGGTAGAACTTGCCTGTGAAGGTCTCGCAGGTGTCTCTGAGTCCCATGTTGAAGTCAATAGTGGATTACAATTTTTTGATGGCATTAAGACCAGTGACATCCAAGAGATTCTTATTCGTTCTGCTAACGATTTGATTTCTCTTGAAGCACCAAACTATCAATACGTTGCTGCTAGACTCCTATTGTTTAGTCTTCGTAAGTCTGTGTATGGTGAGCATCCAGACAAACATCCTCATCTTAGAGCACATGTAGATCGTTGTGTTGAGAAAGGAATCTATGATATCGGTATTGTAAATCAATATACTCTAGAAGAATGGGATAAACTTAACAGTTACATTGACCATGATCGAGATTATCTGTTTACATATGCAGGCATTCGCCAAGTAGCGGATAAATATCTCGTACAAGATCGTTCTACAGGAGAGATCTACGAGACTCCACAGTTCATGTATATGATGGTGGCAGCAACTCTCTTTCAAGACGATGATAAATTTTACAGAATCGAATACGTTAAAAAGTATTATGACGCAATCTCCAAACACCGACTCAACATCCCGACACCAATCATGGGAGGAGTTAGAACCCCCATTCGCCAATTTGCAAGCTGCGTTTTGGTTGATGTTGATGACACCCTCGATAGTATCTTTAGTAGCGATATGGCTATTGGCAAATATGTCGCTCAGAGGGCAGGTATTGGTATCAACGCGGGTAGGATCCGTGGGATCAACAGTAAAATCAGGGGTGGGGAAGTTCAACACACAGGTGTTGTCCCCTTCCTTAAAAAGTTTGAATCAACTGTCAGATGCT